GTGAGGTTCTTGGCTCAACAGGCATTATAACAATGACCCTTGGGTTGAGTGGGAGACTACAGACTGGAGAGGTACATAACTTCCCAAGATCGAGAGGATGGATTGACAGAACACCTTTCAGGTCACACGGCCAACTATCTCTCATATGGGTAGCAAGGACGAAGGCCCTAGTTAGACGCAATCCTTCATGCTGTAGAGCTGTAGACAAATGTAATGCCACAAATTTCATGGAGATCTGGTCTGCTTCTCGTGAGATTGTGGCTGTTTCAAGCCCCATTGAACGGCTCAGACTTGACAGTGTCCTTGTATTTGTGAACTTTTTGCTAAACTTATCTAAAACTCCAATAATAGACTCTCCATACAGATCATGAACAACCTTGCCATAGAATGGTCTTGCTGTTGAGAGGAGCTTGAGGAAGTTGTCCTTGTCTGTTCCACTAACTGAACTCAGAATAGAAGATATATCCGGGTTTGTTGTCAATGTTATAAGATTCTTCTTGACATGCTTCGCCACCTCTGTAGAAGGATCATTTGGACATTTCAACGGTACAGAAAAGGGATCAAGAATCAGTCTCTTAAGATTGGGGGTTGGGTCGGACCAGCCAGTTCCTGAGAAGTAGCCCAGTATTTTAGCAATACTTGGAGAGGATTGTAGGTACATAAGCCAGGTTAGAGCAGACTCCAAGGGGTCTGGTATGCCTCTGTTATTGAACTCAAACAATGACACTACTGGTAAGAACCCAATCTGCTGAGGTAGAACACTGAGTAGCCATATCAGTCTGTTCTTTGCCTCAGGATTAAGATCTCTCCACTCAAAACACCTTCCGAGATCTTTCCCATGGATTATGGAGCTGCACATCTCTTCGAACAAAGTCATCTGGGTAACAAAATGCTGGACCCAGTAACTAGTCCACGGCTCAACAGACCTATCTGTTGCTGCTAATCCCCCGCTTCCTATACTGGATATGAAATCAGAAAATGAGGGTGAGTCTTGATTTAGTGATGGAAAAATCCTACTCAAGTATTTTGCAGATGAAGACAATACTCTGCCATTGAGCCACATCTCTTTACTGTAGGATACGAAGCATGTGGATTTGCTGCATTCATCAGCTTTTGCCTCATGACCAAAGACAGGTGCACCTTGCTCTAATGCAATTAATGCTTGATCAGTAATTGATCTTATTCTCTGTGCTACTAGATGTTCAGGGTGGTTTGGAGGAAAATCAAAGAACAGAGTTATGATCTGATTATCTGCTTGCCCTGTTAGTGTGAAATCACAGCCAAGATGCCACAAGCATCTGTGAACAAGCCCTATAGTATCAAATGTCCAAGGTTTCTGTGCAATTCCCTCAAAACCTGACTGGTGACCAGTCCAAATTCCTTCTACTCCAACTGGATTGTCCTTATTTGATTGTGATAGGCCTTGAGGGACAATCTCTGGAACTTTAAGGTTTATGAGGGCCTCTCCAAAAAACTCATGAATGTACGTGAATAGCCCTGGTGTTCCGAACATCTGATCAACACGTGCAGCAATAGGGGTATGGGTCTGGGGTTTCCAGTGAGAGTTCCAGGCTGAAAAATCTATTTCTATATGAGATGTCCTCTTTGTAGAGCGGTGCTGAGTTAGCCCGAAGAATCTCTCAGTTATCTCTACTCGGCTACTGGTCATTGTTTGTTCTGGTAGTGATGGGAAGACCTCTCTGGACATATTCCTCTCTAAGGCAACAAAAAAAGATCTCATAGCTAGCGTCATCATTGCAAATAGCCTCGACTCTGGCTTCATTTCTCTTTCCTTGGGATAAACTGATACTATCTTGTGGTCCTTCGGTAATTGCCTACTTGATACCAACTTGGCAATCTCCCTTATAGAGAACTTACTTTCAGTCAAGATTGCGGATAATACTCTTCTTTTAGAGGTCGGTCTTGGTGGCCTATAGTCTAGTCTCCCAGCCCAGGTAGCATCATATTCGGACCTCTTGAGTGACAACGACTTGTCCGTCATCAATGGAAGGTAATCATCGAAGTAGTCAAAATCCAGATGAGGGAGGAACAGGCACTTGTCCCAATCCTTCTCCGGGTATAAAGAAAAACCGAGCGGAAGATTCAAATGATTTGATCTGTACAGCTTTTCCAGTTCTGACTCTACTTCTGTGTCTAGTCTTGTGAATTTGAGAGGAGGCCAGCGCTTGTGCTTCTTGATGTAACCTCTCACATAGACATGGCAGCAGCTATGTTCAAGCTTCCTTGCAGTTGAGCGTCGGATGTGGAGCTTCCTCTTTCCAAGACCTGATACCTTGCGAACCCCATCTAACACATCCAAGTGAGGGTGACCTGCTAATTTCATCATACCGAAGATCTCTGACAAGTTATCTGGATCATTGATTCCGGATAACCATTCAAAGAGCTCATCACTGATTCCCCCTGTTCCTCCAAGTTCAAGGTCCCTCTCGTGGCCCTTGATTCTCATCTTTAAGAAGTACTCATCTGGATCTAAAACCTTTTCATTTGCCTGGATTATTCTTGCCTTAGAGGCTGGTTCAATCAATTTTATTATGGTGTAACCACCATCACCAAAATTGTACAAGACTTTGGACATCCAAGTAAAGAGAAACTCAAGGTCTGATGTTGTATAGAAGACCTTCCTTCCTATTGATGATGACAACCACAAAAGGAACCACGACCACATAGAGTCCTTCATCATTAATACCATATCAAAGGTTAAGACAATTGATTCGATTCCTGCGGAGATTATAACTTGAGTCCCATCTGTCCAGACCTTGGTCTCCTTGATTGAGACAATTTGTCCTGCTTTTGCCTTCTTGGAAAATACCCTGAGGACCCCCCTCATAACCTTATCCCAGAACCTTCTGCGAGAATCAAATAGCTTGACTCCTTCGGAGTCCAGTACCCGTGCTAGTTCACCATCATCAGGAAGGAAACCATCCGGGCTCAATTCGTGCCTTTTTGTCCATTCATCTCGAATCCTATCTGCTGTTTGTCTGGTACCAGCAATCGCACAGTCAATAGATCTGTGTGAAGTATCAGATCGCAGACTTGATAAGAAGTGGTAGTCTTCACTTCTATGACATCTATAGGTTGAGGGGAAGCCCATCTGTCTAAGACTGGATTTAACCTCCTTCATATCTCCTCTATTCAACTTGGACACCCAAATCTTAAGATCGTAATCAAGGATTGGGCTTGATAGTGTTGTTTCAGGGGAAGTCATGGTTTTGGGAAGTCGATATATGCTTGTGTTATGACGATATTGTTTATCTCATATTCTTACCCATTTTTCTTAACAGAATTGCCAGTCAGAAATCAGTCCTTTGGTGAGATTGATATTAGTAAGGTTACTTTGTTAGGTCCCGAACAACTGTAGCAAGAGAGGCAACAGTATCTGCCAAGGATTGAACCGTTTTCTCAAGAGAGGCCAACCGCTCCACCAAATTGATGATGTCAGATTTCAAATCGGACTGACTCGCTCTGGAAAGAACAGACCCTGCTCGAGAAGGAGGCCTTGCTTGAGAGGTCTTGCCAGACTCCTCTACTTCACTAACAGACTCCCAATCAAGACCAGTCCCCTTGGATGTTGATAATGAGGATCCACCCTTCTTAGTTCTCCAGGAGGAGTACATGATAACTGAGTAAGTAGAGTTGGTAATTGAGATAAGTAGAATGAGTTGTTATGTTACCTTGATTCTTTCTCTCCTTTTCTATCTCTTTTTCTTAACAAAACTGGTAAGAAGATCAAGACTACTCTCTGGTCTTCCCTTGGAGGAACCTAAAAGGGCGGAACAAGCTCCTCCTCTTGCTGTTGTAACAACCAAGATCAAGCCCAGCTCTAATACAACTGAGTCCAGACAAGTTGCTTAAATCACATTTGAGTTTGATGAATTGCAATTCAGGTCCGACTACTTTGTTGTAATCACTGACATAGCAGTAAACATCAATGAACTCTGAGTAAGGTTGGTAA